GTGTCTGCCTGGTCTTTATTTGGCTTTTTGCAGGCATCTCTTAGCCCTACGTCTGTCATTGGGACGCGCAATACGGTTGGAACAATCCATACATCATCATGTACAACAACAGCTATTAACGGATCAGGTTCATACACATATGCATGGACTGTGTTTCAAGGTACTGGTCCTACTATATCTGCTGATAGTCCTTCATCAGCTACAACAACATTTTCAGCAACGCTAAATAGCGGAAGTCCAGAGTCAACCGGCAACGCCACATGCACGGTTACGGATACAGTAAGCGGAGCGTCAACAGTGACATCGAACTCTGTAAGCATTGATATCATTTACACTGGGCCATGACATGACACCGCTCGGAATCCGTCTTAACAATCCTGGTAATATTCGGCATGGATCACCATGGCAAGGTCTGGATCCTAATCAGACAAATCCATCCTTCTGCACATTCATCTCCCCAGAATGGGGTATTCGAGCTATTGCAAAGATTATGAGGGCATATGGTGAAGAAGGCATTGAAACATTGCCACAAATAATAACCAGATGGGCCCCCCCCATTGAGAATGACACGAATGCCTATTTTTCGGATGTCCTGAACCGAACTGGTATAGATCCTTTAGTGCGCCTTGATTTGAACTCCTATTCCATTGTTTGTCCATTGGTAAAGGCTATCATTCACCATGAGAATGGTGAGCAGCCTTATTCTGATGATACCATTAATAATGGCTTGGCTCTTGCTGGAGTAATTCCATGAGCATTAAAGATTTTACTGATCGCTGGCTTATTCCTGAGTGGCGTCATGCCTGGAAAATGCTATCGCTTTGGTTTAGTGCTGTTTCGGGCATTATTCTCGAGATACCAGATGCATTGCAGCGCGGATGGATTGACCTTCCCGACAGTCTTAAAGCCTACATCTCCAATGGCGAAGCGCATCATATTGCCCAGGTTACGCTAGTAGCAGGCATGATCGGGAGATTGATTCAGCAGCGCAGGAGTCCGCCATGAACAATATGCCTCCCGATGTATGGCAGTGGCTTGCCGTAGCTGCGCTATCGATTGTGGTCGCCCTCATGGGGGCAATCATCAGAGATATCCGTGGCGATGCTAAAGCCATGCGCAAGGATCATGACGCGTTCAAAGAACAGATGCTAACTAGCTTCCACAACAAGGATGATCTTGAAAAGATCCTATCGACCGTTAGGTCAGCCATCGATGAGGTTAAGGATAGTGTTAAAGAAGTTCACCGCCGTCTAGATAGCGTGCTTGCCTTCATTAAACCAGGCTGAGGATGACATGGACCATCTTACAGGGGAAGAAGTGGAACGCCTTGCTAGGGCCGTTGATAAGCTTGGCGAAGTCAGTAAGAAACTACAAGCAGGATCAGGAGGCAGTGAGGCTCATATCAATATCCAGGCTGGTGGAGTTGGTCTTTGGATAGCGGCAACATGTTGTGCGGTGATGTTCGCCCTAACTATAGCAATGGCTGTAATTGGCGGTATTGCCTATACGAGTACTCAGCAGCGTCTAGATAGAATGCAGGATTACTTGAATGTAATATACCAAGCGGCTCCTCAGCTAAAGACTAAAAATGGAAATAATTGAAAGATTCGAGAAGAAATTTATTCCAGTGACAGATTCAGGATGCTGGCTATGGCTAGCTAGCTGCAATCGCCGTGGATATGGACAGTTCATGATGACGACTCCATCGGTTAGGCCTCAATTGGCTCACCGAGTTTCATGGAGGTTATATCGTGGTGAAATTCCAGACGGTAAACATGTTCTCCATAAGTGCGATACACCTTCTTGCGTTAATCCAGACCATTTATTTATAGGAACTGATTTTGAAAATGTTCACGACATGATTAGAAAGGGACGCATGGTCATAGGTAAACGTAGAAAAGGTTCAAGTCACCCTATGTCAAAGCTTACTGAAGATCAGGCCTTATCAATCCATCGAGATGTAAGGAAGCAGAGAGAAATAGCTGATTTTTATGGAATAAGCCTAGACACGGTTAAGGCAATTCATCAGGGTCGCTTGTGGTCACACTTAACAGGAGGAAAGAAATAAGCGCTATGCCTGAAACGACTATAATCATTGCCCCGCAACTGAAACCAAAGGATACCAAATGAGCGACACGACGCCCCATGATGTAAAAACCTTCTCCTCATTGGATGAGGCGGTCGCCTATCTTCAGACGGTGAGTGATCCATACACGATCATCATCATCACACCGCCACCTCACTAAGGAGTTCGCATGTTCATTTTTAGCAAAATCAAGGAATGGGTCGGCGTTGCTATCGCCTTGGTTGTTGCCTTTGGGAGCGCCTATATTTGGGCGCTATTTAAGGGTCGATCAGAAGGAAAGTCAGAGGCTCATGATGCCGATGTATCGGCCACCATAAAAGCTACCAAGGATGATCTGGACTTGCGTCAAACCATTGATGCAAAGGTCGATAGCCTCCCATATCCCCAAGTCACCGTGCCGTCTCCGCTTAAGCCACAGGAGCCATCCGATGCGCAACCGGTTACTACCGCTGATCCTTCTACCGCTGCTGGCGAGCTGCGCGACTGGATGCCCAAAGGTTGACCCATGCCCTGGTTTCAAGGCTATATTAGTGCATCAGGGTGATGTGCTAACGGATGCCACGGCTAAGGAAATCCTATCGCATGACCTGTATGGACAAAAGCAATGCGGATGGGTAAAGCCGTGAGCACAGGTGTGCCCGATAAGGCTATTTCGCATACGGATATCGATGAAGCTATCAAAGCTCTTGCTGGCCGTGTCGATATTAATAATAAGTATTGGATTCCCTATCTTGCGGGCTATTCCAAGGATTGGTCACATCCTTGCGTCTATATCAATTCGACCTTTCCTGACACTCTTAATGTTGACGGAAAGACCATGCGCCCCTGGCGCTATCTACTCATTCATGAATCGGTGGAGAAATGTCTCATGGATGAACTTGGGCTTCCTTATGCCATTGCCCATACTTTTGCCACGGCAGCAGAGCGAACCGCTGTAGAAGCGGATGGTTTTTCATGGAATGCCTACGCCACTGCACTGCATAAGCCAATTAATCAGGCTAGAAATAATAAAGATGAAAAACCTGTTCCACCGGATCTCGATGAGCGACCATATCGAGAAGAAAAAGACCCCATCCTAAGTAAGATGACTAGCGCTTGAGCATTCTGTAGTTCCCATTCGGCAATGACGTTTTCTTTTCATGCTTGGTAAACAAAGGATTCCACACTCGCCAAGGATGATGCGGATTGACTTTCTTTTTATTCTTCATATCAGAGTCGCCATGTTATAAAAATGGCATCCGATGCTACCCATAACGCCGGATCATGCGTTGAATCAAAGCGAGTAGGCAATACGAAGTGAGCATAAGATATGCTCATCCTTCCCTTGGATAAGGTTAAGCCAACCATTTTACCTAATTGCCATGTATAGGGCGTGGCATGAACGCCATTGCGTCTAGGAACGTCATACGACATGGCCCATCCATAAACGCTTTCTCGCCATTGCGGTCGATATGGGAATAGACCGGCATCCATACCTATCTTCCAGTCACCCAAAGTACGATATCCTTCGGCCATAAACTTCACGCCTTGAACACTACCAGCGCCCGTATACTGGGCATTAGGAACTGGTGCAGGATGAGGTATCAATGCATGTGTTCGGACATCATAATTGGCATCCAATGGTGTACACCAACATGTAGAACGTATATGGCCTAGATTCACATAATCAGTATGCCAATCGATTCCATAAGGATCTTCACGCCATATAGATCCAGTAAGTCCTATCATGTAAGCGCGTCCTTGGAGACCAAGCTTATGAGGCATTCCTAGCTGATACCATATCCCATCCGATTGAGGGGCATACTGATTGATACCGACGCCAATTTCGGTATGAACGTCATACGCATATACAGCAAAAGGCGCGCATGCGAGCGTGCATAGCCACTTACGCATAGAAACCTCCTTTGAGGTTATTGTTTCACATAAGGCTATTTCATTTATCCCCCTTCGGCGACGGTGCGGCGGCGAGCAATGCCTCACCGCTATCAGTCATCTCCCAAAGTGCCGGGCTGCGCTGAACACGTTTCAGCAGGCCCAACAATACGAGTGCATCGAGCCAATCGCGCCCAATATCACACCCGTCTGCGTCGCTGTCTTCTGCGCATTCTTCGAATCTTCGCAGCTTTTCGACTATAAGTGTCAGTGACTCAGGTACAACATGTAAGCCTTGCTTACACGTAGCATGGACCATTTTGGTGACGCTAACAAAATGGTCAGATTCTTCTAATCCCTTATTTATTTCATCAACAAATTTGCGAGCTTTACTACATTGAACTACCCATCCAAGGCCGTCAATAAAGCATAAACCATCTTCATCAGCTACCGGATTATCCTTACGCTGCGTGCATTTTGTTGATGTCAATAAAATCTCCACCTCATCAGCGATATCGCGGAGCATGGCGGCGGCTTGGTTGCAGCGTTTTTCTCTAACCAAAGGATCTGCCTTACACCACGTTGCCGCAATGCAATCAGCCATCTCCCGCATTGCCTCGGGTGTGTGCTTAGTCATCGTGTTCCTCCAAGGCTTACAGTTGGCGCGTTCGTTGATGTCAGATCAACCAATCCACCGCATATTTGGCAGTCATAAAGACGTAGCGATTTAAGGCGAGTCACCCAGTTATCGACTGCATCAAGCGTAAATTCGCCATCGCCCTGACGCACTGCTTTCCATGCTTCTGCCATTTCATTGGCTATGGTCATGACACTTTCACTCATGACCTTTCTCCGAAAGCGCGGCTTCGAGGGCGGCACGCATGGACGCTTCGGCGTAGTCCCTACTATCTATAAATTCAGAAAGATGATGCTCAAGGTAGAAATCTTGTTGTGCATCGACTGCGATCTCCACCATCTCCTCTGTCACCTCCACGCGAGGATGGGGTGGGGCGGTGTAGAGCCTTGTACCATCAGGCAGCGATTGCAATCGCTTATAGTCCAGGAACGAAAACCATGGATTTTCGACACCATCCGGATGCAAAATCATTGCCACTGCCTCACCCTCGCGCCGCGCGGATAGGTGGGCGTCGATGATAATATATGATCCTTCATATTGTTGCGCAAAAGCATTAGCAGCATCCTCTGTCTTAAACGGAATGACGACCTTAAATGTCATCGCCTTCTTCGTTGTGTCGGTCATGTCATGCTCCAGCTTGCGCCAAGAGTTCATCGGCCATTTGTAAGCAAAGAAGTGCTAGCTGCGGCGTTTCTATATTGACCAATCCCCAGCCACACTGACTGTTATATGCAAATACACTAGGATTGGCACAAAAGCCCTGCATGATTCTTGCTGCGATCTCTAAACGTTCTGCATTCATACCTCCCTTCCTCCCTTGGACATAGCGGCGTCGATGGCTTGGTCTAGCGCTTCTCCATACTTCACTTCGACATCTCCATATCGATCAATAAGGATTGCCTCCTCAACAGATCCGGTTTGATCATTCCTTATCCACCTATACCGCATGGCATCCTTAGCATCCTGCGATCTGGCATTCCAAGAAGCCTTCCATCCCTCCCAGGCAAATTGCGCTTCATCATGGAGATATTGCCTCCCAAGCCCCCGCCTTAGAGGCAAGGAATCCTTGAACGTCACTTCAAACTCCTCGCGGCATTCATTCTCGGATGCGGTCATTGGGTTCTCCGATTTGTCGTTAACCTTTGTTTGTCCATATGGATTTAATGGTATCCGCTAGCGCATCCATCTCGTCCCACTTCTTTATTTTCCACATCGACCTGTCGCCATGGATACCGCGAGGACCAGTATGGCAAGCCTCACATAGCGGTATAACTAGCCAGTTCTCGGCGCGTTGTGACAAGCCCTGTCCTTCCCTGGCATGATGTAGCTGGACGCCGTAAGCGCCACAGATAGCGCAGGGGAGCTTGGCTACGCGATCCATATATGCCTTCTCAACTTTCGTGGTCACTTGTAGCGCTCCGCCAATTCGTCATCTGATTCACTGATCCCTCGCGCAAGCTTGACCTTATGGCACCATTCCACCGGCTTGCAATTGAGATTTTGGGATGCTGGATCGTCCCCTATATAGAAAGCCATAGTGATTGCATCCGTGGCATTGCTTTTGGTTAGCTCAAGGCTCGATCTTGACATATGGATGAAGCCAGGAGGACCTTCGCCCATATCAACGCTAGGCACAATCCTGCAGCCAAGAATTACGCCAGATAGGAAGTGCCTCCAATCCTCTTTTGATAAGCGAAATCCATGCCAATTGATCTGCTCAAGATCGCCACACGCGGCATTCAGCAATTTCTGCTGTGCGCGCGTCATCGGTTCTGAGCCGCGTTCTTCCCAAGCGTTCATTTCGCGCCGTGCTTCTTCAAGGCTGAGCGAAACTTGCTATCGAACAGTGTCCACAGGGCCATCTTGGCCTCTGGCGGTAAGCCAAGGCGCTCCAGATATTCATGCGCGCCTTGCACATCCTCATCTTGCCAGTACTCAATGGCAGTCATAGCCATTTCCTGCAGGGCTTCCTTGGCGAATCCTACAGCTTCAGCCTGGGACCATACGCCATCGGTGGGGCGCCCCGCTGGCGGCTGCTCGGACTCAGGCTCGCCTGAGCCTCGCCCGTCATCATCCATGCCCTTAGTAGCCTTTCCGATCACAGCAAGAAGCGTATACCGCTCAAGATACGTAACGGTTGAAGCGGATTGCTGGATGGCATTCTTGAGGCCGCTATTATCCGTAGGTCCGGACATGGTGACCTCTTTAGAGTGCCCGCGCGCATGGGTCAGAATGCACGTGACAGTGATCTTTGCGCCATCCTGGTGGATGGTCCAGTCATAGGAAAGGCCATGTTTGCCAAGAACCGGATCAATCGCGTCCGTGACGTCCGACAGCTCCGCATGGTTGTAACGCGTCCAGTCACCAGAACGGGTTTGGAATTCGACCAGTTTGCGCTTGTAGATATCCGGTGATTCCGCCTTAAACGCAGCCATAGCGGCAATGAATGCTTTTTTTGCCTCATTTCGCTCCCACCGTTCCTGTAGATCCATCAGCTTTTCAAGCTGCGCGATATCCGCGCCCTTTTCCAGGGCGATTCGCAGAAGATCGACGGGCGTCAGAGATGCCGGCGCCAATTCTTGCTTGTCATTCAATTTCGTTACGTTGCTCACGCGCATTCCTCCATTCGGTTGCCATCCAGCGCGCAGGGCCATTGTTCTGCACCTTTTCGCGCGTAGCCCTCAAAAGTTCTTCGAGGTGCTTGATTAGTTCGTCGATCGCTAAGATCGCACATGTCCATCTCACATCCCGAGATCAATGAAGGAACCAATGTAAAAGAGCTGTAAATGACACTTCCAGCACAATGCAGGCCATGATGAAGCGCCAGAACGGCCAACTGCTAGGTGGCTTAACATTCATGTCAGTGCCTCAATCCGTATTCGCGCAATATACGCATTGCTTTAGCTTTCTTGCGCGGTGAATAGCTATGCAACCAACGTTCTACGCGTCTCGAAAATCTTGCATCTTGCGTGCTCGAATCATGACTCCACATAGCATAACCAAGATCGCAGCAATTCACCGCCACGGCTTCATAACCAAGGCCGTTATGTTCGTAATGAAACGGATCTAGATGGCAAAATGGGCAGCGCATATCAAGGGATCAGCAACAAGCAGATGCATAGGCCAATGCCGACGATGACTCCTGCTGCGAATATGGAGATCTGCTCGCCGCGATCCGTGACGGTCTTGCGGTTGAGGTAGTGACGAATGGAGATCATGCGCACCACCTAGGGAAAGAAATTTCCCATGTAAGAAGGGCTGCTTTCGCCAATTCATTTCCTTGATCTGCTAGGAACTTCAAGACGTCTTGATGCAGCGCATCTTCCATGCCATGAGCTACTTCAGCATCATCCGCCTCGCTCCGGATAGCTTCTACACGTTCCAGAACGTCTTTAATTTCCATCACTTTTCTCCTCGTGCTGCATCATCGTTCAACCGACGCACATAATGCATGTACTTGCGTTCGACGATCTTTTCGAGCTTCAAGCGCACATCGATGTCGCGCATCAGCTCGATCATCGAAGGAATCATCACTTCCTGCGGAATCGGCGTCTCTTCAATGTCGCCTTCCAAAACCATTGCATAGTCAGCAGGAGCGATATCGTCGATGATCGAATTCAGATGACGCACGTGTGCGCGAAGGTTGGCGTTAGCGGACTCAAGCTCGCGGATACGCTTCTGCGCTGCGCTTATTTGGGACGGATCAGCATATGTCGCATCACGTGCTGAAGCATGAGCCACATATGCAACAGAAGATGCATTGACTGGCTCGCGTGAACGCTGCACTGCCTCAAGTGCACTTTGAAAAGCTGGATGTACGTGTTCGTTGCTCATATTGCTCTCCCGGTGATCACTCGTGATAGCAGCCTCATGGAGGCTGCTATAGCTTGCGATCAGTCCTGAACGATACGAGCTTGCTCAAGGAATGGATTGTACTCGCGGCTGATGCGGAATTCGTAAATGCCAGGAGACAGCTCGAAATGCTCATGCGGAACCGGAGCATCTTGTTCCAACAGGCAATCTGCCGACAGACAGGCATAGATAATGCGCATTCCGTTAGGTACATCGTTGGTGCGCTCCATTACTTCACCATCGGTCAGAACATGATGATGACCGCTTTCCGAATGGCTGATGATAAAGCCATGAGCATTGCGTTCTACTGGCTTGTGTTCCAGCTTAGCTGGTAGCGTATCGAGCTTGATGATGGTGATTTCGCCCTGGGCGCCTATAACGGTTTTCATTTTCACTTCTCCTGTTAAGGTGTGTAGTAGATAAAACGGTTCAATCAAGTACGCCGTGGAGGATGGGTATATTCCGACTGAGGATCACCAATACGCCACGCCTGTGCAGCGATTGCTGTGTCAATGGGAAGGTTGTCTATGTCGGATATGCGCGGAACGCCTTCCAAAATCGTCCCGTTACGCGGACACTCTGCTTTTAGAAATCGTCCAGGCTCACTAAGACCAGGTAAATCCAGTTCAATAAGCTGCCCAATTGTTGGCGATCCGCTATCGTTTATCACGCGTGCTTTTAGTACAGACAGCATCTTAGGGAAACCAACGATGGCACAACCGGCGGCTCGAAGCTCCACGTTATCGGCTTTAATGACCTCTTCCGGGCTAAGATTAACGCGATCGTCAATCCAATGCGCCGGCACTTTCACTCCATGCCAAAAATGAAGTTCCCATCCATCTCTATATGCAATTGCAGGGCCTAACTCACTATGCAAACGTCCTTGCTCATCTCGATTTATCAATCGAGGACGGTCACTAATCGCAAGCACGTTCTGATGCCACCAAACCCATCCACAAGATGCGGATAGATCCTCTTCTATGCTGAATTTCTGATGTATATCAATACCAACAACATCTCGCATAAAAGTGACAAAAGAAACCCAGCCAGCATGCCAAAGATTACCACCGTAATCGTTTGAAACTCCTTGCTTGGAAAACTCCCCCACCTGGTCCCGCACCTGGTCCCACACCTTGGCCCCCACCTGGTCCCACACCTGGTCCCCCACCTGGGCCCGCACCTGGGCCCACACCTGGTCCCACACCTTGGCCCGCACCTGGGCCCACACCTGGTCCCACACCTTGGCCCGCACCTGGTCCCGCACCTGGTCCCGCACTTGGGCCCACACCTGGTCCCCCACCTGGTCCCGCACTTGGGCCCACACCTGGTCCCCCACCTGGTCCCCCACCTGGTCCCACACCTGGTCCCCCACCTGGTCCCACACCTGGACCAAAGAAGTAACTTTTAGTTGCCTAAGCATCCAGAAAGCTAATGCCCCACCAACAGCACATGCATAAGGCGATCCAACGCGTAGCACTATCATCGGCTTTCGCAGTTTAAGCAATTCATATGCGCGCAATGCTGCAGCACTGGCTTTCTCGAAATCTGCCGGCTCAGTGCTCAAGCCAAGTTTCACATAGCGGTCCACCCATTCTGGAAATTTGGCGATCTGTTCAGGTGTTAACTTTTCAATCTTTTTCATGTCGTTAATTTCCTTTTTTTTGTCCAATATGTCGTCTGTCTCGCCACCAGGTAGCGGCATGGGCTGGCGGTCAGTTCCAATTACGAAGGATGTTGATTACGTCGCGAAGCGCCGACGCATCACGTCCTGCGGTGCGCTCTTTCAGGCGCTCACATGCCTCTATGACAGCATTGCGGTCAGCGTCATTAGCAAGCAATTGGAGAATGGCATTTTCCGAATCGGAAAGCAGCGGTGTAACAGCTTGTTGCGCATAACGGTTCATCTTCATTTCCTCAATGCTGGCCGTCCGTAGCCGTGAAGGGTTAGGCCCAAATGGGCTGAACGATGAAACGTACTGCACCATATGCCGCATCTTTCTTATCGGCTGCGCGCATTGCTGCATCACGATTGGCGTAAGACTTGACGATGCCATTGGTCTTGGTATCAATCAAGACGTAGCGGATTGGGCGGATAGATTCGTTCGTGTCCATAACGTTACCCGTTTCGTGGTCGATATGTGAACTGTACGCCGTCCCGAACATAGCGTCAAGCACTATTTTCGACTTGACGAACATTTATTTTCGGGATATCGTATCCATGAATTGCCAAAGAGATACGCCATGAATGTAGAGACTATTGCCTGGTCAGTCATGATGGAGGATATCCATGGGTCCGGCCTTACATACCGAGAAATCGGGGAGTTGCTTGGGATCAGCCAGGGGACGGCGCATGACATTGAATCTGGCCGTATCAAGGAGCCAGGCGGTACGGTTGCCCTAAAAATAATTGCATTGCACAAGAAATGTGCTCGTCAAGGAAGGAAAAGACCATGACCGACACGACGAAGAAGGCGATGACGTTGCAAAAGGCACATGTTGCCGCGCTACGTATTATTGTGACGCAACTTGTGGCAGGGAACGTGTACAACGTTAAATTAGCAACTGGCGCGCTTGTAGATATCGCCGACGCCATCGACGCCCACTTATCCTCGCAGCGCGAGGGTGAGGCGGTCGGCTGTTTAGTTATTACATCCGATAGCACAAACCAGTATGGGAAGAACGCACGCTTTAGTTACTCAGAAGCGTGCATGGACATTCCTGTAGGTGAGCATCTTGTCTACACCGCACCACCCCATCCCCGCGTGGAGGTGACGGATGAGATGGCGGAGCGTGCAATGAATGCCATCTATAACCATAGCGGATTCTCTATAGGGATAGACGGATTCTTAATGCACGATGCTATGCGCGCCGCCCTCGATGCCGCGCTATCGGAGAAAGGTCATGGTTGACTCCATTTCTATCAATGCGCTGATGCTACTTGCTGGAAAATGGCAGGCAGAGGCCGATGACGCCACTAGTGCCAGCAGTCCGCAACGGCGCGAAACGTTGCGCGAATGTGCAGACGTCTTGCGCATGCTCTGCGAGGTGCGTTTTGAGGACTGCCCACATGCCGCGCCATTTCGGTATTGCCAGGAATGCCCTGTCACGCCTTGTCCCATAGGCCTCGGGAGGAAGCCATGAAACACACCCACGAAGCCATGCGGGAGATGGCCGATGTACTGCTTACGCGCGTATTCGATGGTCATTTGATCGTAGATAAAGAGTTAGATCGTGCCGCCGCCATGCTCCGCGACATCGCTAATGAGATGGAGGCTTACCATATTGTTGATGCTGCGCCAGCAGACCATCCCGAATATCCCCAATGCAGCGGCAATCCGGCTTCGTGCTCGGAGAATGAAGGATATGGGTGCTGCAGACCAAATCCGTCACCGAAGGAGGAGGAAGCATAGCTATGCCCTGGATCACCCTTGCAATTATCTCAGCATTAGCCATGCAACCATGGTGGTGCATCACTTTCATCATACTTGCATTCTCATATGACTATGAGATCAAGAAGCGTCATTGATGATTTGCTTCACATGCCCTTGACTCGCTCTACACATCAGCGTAAAAAGAAAACGCCCGCAGTGCTGTTAACACTCGGGCGCATGACCATCGGTGAGAAGAGCCGGATGGATTTTGAGGCACATGTTGTGCGCTCTTATCTTCCCAACTCCTTCCCATTGTGTCAAGCGTCCTTTACTGCGAGCCGTATCAAGCCCGGTGCAAGCTCGGGTGTGCTCAGGGGTGCTATGTCGTCCTGGGTACGGGGTTGTTGTCAGGGGTACGTTAAAAGTCCCTGCCAGTGCAAAGGCGACGGCTGGCTCCGAAAGGCTAGCTTGCACTCACAAATCCTTCACGGGGTTTAGGGGGTGCTTTGGCTCTGGCTCCACCAAAAGGCTAACTAAGGATTTAGATATCTATGAACAATCTATTAGTTATTTAAGGCATATGGACGCTGTTGGCAGCATGCGACATATGGCTATATGCGAAAGCAGTAAGTAAAAGAGTTAAGCCATGGAGTCAATATCATGCCATGTGGTTAGGTTCCGGCTTTTATGTCTACTGGAAGTATGGGAGAGCCCGCTCATGAACGAAGAACTCCAAAAGCAAATAGCCGAAATCCTCAAGCAGGCTATCGCTGCAGCGCACCAGAGCGGTCAATGGCTTGCAGGACAGATCCCTGACGTTCTTAGGCAGCTTCTGTTATGGACCATGGCTCAAGGCGTCCTAGCTTTGATTGCGGCCATCATTCTGATAGTGGCATTAGTGAAATTCATTCCTCGCCATTGCAAATGGCTCATGGATGATGAGGATAGATGTCTGATATCTATTTTATTGGTAATCCCTACCGTAATATTTTGTTGCTTTTTTATTGGCAAGCTATTTGGCTGTGTATTGGACGCCTTGAAAGCCGCCATCGCCCCCAAGCTTTTCCTTCTCGAATACGCTACTCATCTAGTCAAGTGAGAATGCCATGAACCCACGCCTACCCATTCCTCTCACCGAGGACGAAGACCAAGACGACTTCGGCAAGTTCGATCCGTCCGATTTCGATGACTTCAACGATCCGCTAAATTTCTGAGGTTAACGTGGCTGATTCTTGGGACGATGCTCCCGACTGGGCGAGGTATCGCACGAAGGACCGCGATGGAGCGATTTGGTATTGGGAGCATCATCCTGTTCGTCGTGAAGGCATGTGGATGCCGACCAGCGGTAGAAACTGTCCAGCAGTCGTTCGCGGCTGGACTGAATCCTTGGAGGTGCGTGATGTCGAATGATCCGGTTGTGCATAGTTTTAATCTGTCCGAGTACAAACTCACGAAACAGCAATTAGCGTTGCTGGTGCGTTGGCGCGAAATGCGCGACTACATGCTCAAGGCAAATCGTACGCCGCCATGCGTTAGGCTTAGGCGAAGGGACTATGAAGATATCGCGGCCCGTATTTCACGTCAGAGTGAAGGTCATGTCAGCATCGAGCAGGTTCGCTATGAAGGTGTTCCCATTCTTTCGGCGTCTGTATGAGCACCTCAGCTCTTATCGAGTTTGTCAACTGGGCGAGTGATCAGGATGATCTGACGCCATCCAAGGTGATGGCTAAATTCAGAATATCAAAAGAGGTTGCGGCCCGATGGCTTAGTGCGCTTTCGGCTTCTTTGGGATTGCATGGGGGTTATCATGATTTTTCAAGATGCCCCGTTCCAACACGAAAGCGTGCTTTAAAGGCTCTTTTGCTGAAGCCAATGACATCGAAGGAACTTGGTCGATGTCTATGCATTGATTACCATTGGATTAATATTGTGATGCGTGAATCAAAGGAAGATGGTCTTATAAGCATCGTGCGTCGTGAGCGCGCCTTGGCTGGCGCATCTCGTCACGTCTACGCACTCACTCCATCAGGCATAAAACGCGCACAGGAGATTCAGATATGAAATCGCAATTGGAGCCATTGCGCGTCCGCGTGCTGGATGCGCTTGAAGAAGTCGGCCCCGCTACGGCGCACAGTGTCGCCAAACATGTATGCGCTCCTGTGAGCGGCACCAGACAATGCATCCATCGCTTGATGGATGAGCAGCAGGTAGAAGAAGTGGGTCGCCTTGTGCGCTCTCGTGGTACTGGTAATCCGTATCGGCTTTATGCCATCAAAGGGGCTATATCGCTATGAAACCATCGTGGAAAGGCGCTCCCGAATGGGCACAATGGTTGGCTAAGGATGAATCAGGATGGTGGTATTGGTTTGAGGAAATGCCATCCCTTGAAAAGCCGAAATTTGGAATCTACGAGATTTGGTGGAATAAGGGTAAATGCGAGCAAGCGGGCAAGGGTGGTGGCGTCTATTTCGCCGATTCCATTGAGGAGCGCCCATGACGCGCTTTTACAAGCAGCGCCGGGATGCGAATCATGAAGAACTATCAAAGGCTTTCCGTAAGCTAGGCGCTAGCGTTGAAGACATGGTTCGCACTGGTGTTGAAGGATGGCCGGATGTATGCGTTGGATTCCTTTCGGTTACGCATTTGGTCGAATATAAAAATCCACTAACATCTTATGGGCGATCTGGTCTTAGCAAGAACCAGAAATCTTTTGCGGATGGATGGAAGGGCGAAAGGATATGGGTAGTTGATAGCGTGGAAGCAGTTGTAGATTTGATTACCCATTGGAGAACTTTGGCATATGCGCGAGACAATAAGATTGCTTGACGGGCCGCAGGGTGGTTCGGACGTCACGATTACCGGTCCTGATGCGCGCTATGTGCGTATGGGTTATGTGATCTGGCCGGATGATCTACCGGTGCTGAAGAACTCAGGTCGGCTTTACAAGGTCACGCATGCTAAGACGTCTTATAAGCCGTGGGGCGCGACGCTTTCGGGCTGGAAGTATGACAGGAGAATATGACTATGAGAGTGCTTATAGCATGTGAATATAGCGGCAGAGTAAGAGAGGCATTCAGGCGAAATGGTCACGATGCTTACTCATGCGACTTACTCCCTGCCGAGGATGATTCATCGCATCACTATATTGGAGATGTGAGAAATTTAAATGGATTATCTTGGGATATCATGATCGCGCATCCTCCCTGTACTCATTTAGCCGTTAGCGGGGCTAGATGGTTCAAAGAAAAAAAGAAAGAACAGGAGGAGGCATTGGAATTTGTGAGGACTTTAATGAGTTTTGATGTTCCACGTATTGCAATAGAAAATCCAATAAGTATTATTTCTAGCAGGATAAGAAAGCCAGATCAGATTATTCAGCCGTGGATGTTCGGGCATGGAGAAACAAAGGCTACTTGTTTATGGCTAAAAGGTCTTCATAAGCTTGAGCCAACTAATATTGTTGATGGAAGGGATGATCGCATACACCGCATGCCTCCAAGCGAGAATAGATGGCGAGAACGCAGCAGGACTTATCAAGGTATTGCGGATGCCATGGCAGAGCAGTGGGGATAATTTTAAATTTGCATCAAAGACACTTGAATTCGGCGTGACGTCGGCGTACAAAGTAGGTGAACATGGCGCTGCACCGATCATCGCGAAAGATCGAATTACCCCCTTGATTCGAGGCACGTTGCAAGAACGTTCCATGCGGTATGGTCCACAATGCTTGTTCATACCCTCCCAGCCATAGGGCAGCGCCATGTTCATGCGTCATCGTTTGAGCTTCAGGGGTCGAATGCAACTGCGTTGGATGAATCTCCGGCGCGACTTCGCCAAATGGGTGAATACAGCATGGCTATAAATCGACGCAAGGAAGGCTATCGGGCCTATCAAAATGGCTTGCCAGTCTGCATGTGCCCCTATGGGCTACTCCCACTGCATGATGAGACACAAGAGGCTAAAGATTGGCTTGAAGGATGGTATGAGGGCGAAGACCAGTATAAACGTCTGTTTGGCGTTGCTCGCCGTGCTGACCCGTGTTAATGTTGTCAAAACAATGGGTTGATTGATATGGCTGATCTGACAACCAAGCATCGTAACAACCTTCCGGCGGCTAATTTTGGCTTGCCTGGGGAGCGAAAATATCCGATGCCCGATAAGAGTCATGCAGCCAATGCGAAGGCTCGTGCCAGCCAAATGGTTAAGGCCGGCAAGCTCTCTCCTTCGTCCAAGGCCAAGATTGATGCGAAAGCTAACCGCATTCTGGGCGTAAATGACCGTAGTCGCGATAAGGGGCGCTGACATGCCATCCAAGACTCCGAGGCAGGAACGTTTTATGGCTGCTGTGGCGCATAGCCCGAAGTTCGCCAAGAAGGTGGGTGTTCCGCAATCTGTTGGCAAGGAATTCAATGAGGCCGATGCGGCCAAGCATTCGGCGCGCCCAGGCGGCTATCCCGCCAAATCCAATCACCGCAATTCAGGCGGTTACAAGTAAGGAAATGTCATGAAAGGTGATCGTAAGTTGCAGGGTCGTCCCGGCGAGCGCATTGCAGAACGCACCCCGCCATCTCCGGCTCCGAGTTCCAAGGGCGGCGCCAGGCAGCCGCATGGCTCGGGTAGCTTCAACGTCGAGCGCACACCTTACGGGAAGAAGGTCAAATGACCCCTAATGAAACCGAGCAGGGCCGAATGAATTTGTGGGATAAGGCGTTTACGGCCATGGTCAACCTTGGCAAACCAGTGGAAGAGGCTATCCAGGCGGCAGAGAAGGCGGTAGCCGCCTTTGAGGCGCGTTTCCATGCCGATATGGTTAAGGCCCGCAAGGAATTGGGAGCGCTTATCGCTGGCGACAATGAGAATGAGGCTGGTTGAAATGGCTTTGAGCGCTATCGCCCCGACTGAGCCTGGCTGGTACTGGGTACAGAACAGCGTTAACACTGTGCCCACTATTGTCCATGTTTCACAGGTGGGCTTTGGCGCTTCGACCATTTCACCCCCTCTCGTGGTTCAGAATTGGACGCTTATTGGCACGGAGCAATGGAGTGGGCCGCTAAGTCCTCCGTAACACCGCAAAATATGCGAGTAGGTCTTGTCAACCTCCTTCACTTCCTTGTTGCGGGAAGCTCGCGGAATAGCAGACGTGCCGCCCTTCACGGCGTAAGGGTATTGTGAAGACATTTACGGAATCCTGAGAGCTGGCGTTTTCAGGCATCTATATGATGAGCTGGGTGGAATATGCGTATGCAAGTCAACCCAGATTGGTTCGACTCCAAGCTAGATGTCTTCACAATCAGTTTTAGAGATGAATGCGCAGGCTGATGCGCAGCGACATGGAATGCCGCAATACATGCGCGGCTGCCATAGGTGGTCATGACGGGCGCTTCGACTCACCCGCCTAAGCACTGGATCAGTGCCACCCAGTAAGCCGGAGATCAGCACCGGCCATCTCTCTAATCTTTAAGCGAGGGTAATATGACTAAATGCCAGTGCAATTCGCATACTCCGCAGTACAAGAAATCGCTCAAGAAGCATCCTGTGGCGAGCGGCAAGAAGCTGATGGATGCAATGCCAAAGCAGCATAGGCCCGAGGTTTGGGCGCGCTACAATCGCATGCTCAGGATGATTGAGGATCGTAAGCCCAACATGGGCATTTGTACTGGGTATCAGCTTTCATCTAAAGCCCATGCCGCTCAGCAGCGGTCACTCACGGCAGCAGTGCAATGTTATGCGAATTTAAATTCTATCTATGCGCAAGGCCAATTTAATTGCTTTCCTCTTTATTGATCTTGCAAGTACATTAAACTATCCAGTACAGTAAACCTGTCATTCTCATACAGAACGAGACAGTCATGACGGCAGGGCGTCCATCCAAATATAAGCCAGAGTATGTGGAGCAGGCGCGAAAGCTTTGTAAGCTTGGCGCAACGGACTCTGAGTTAGCGGATTTCTTTGAGGTGTCTCTCTCTACCTTGTCTTTGTGGAAGGTCGAGCATCAAGAATTTTCGGAATCCTTAAAGATTGGCAAGGATGAGGCCGATAAGCGCGTCGAGGATGCGCTTTACAACCGCGCTATGGGTTATAGCCATGAGGACTCAGATATCCGTGTAATCGACGGCAAGGTCGTGGTGACGCCGTTAATCAAGCATTACCCCCCTGATACCACTGCTGCCATCTTCTGGCTCAAGAATCGTAAGCAAAAGGATTGGCGCGATCTTAAGGCAGTCGAGCTAGGAAATGCTGGTGATGAGTCTTTCCGCATTGAGATCGTAAAATTTGCCGACGATAAGAATTCCGCATAATTGGCAGCCTCGGCCCTATCAGCGCCCTTTGTGGGATGCATTGGAGCAAGGCTGTAAGCGCGCTTTTGCGTTATGGCATCGTCGAGCTGGTAAAGATGAAGTTTGCTTACACAGAGCAGCAGTATCTGTTTTAGAGCGCCCGGCTACCTATTGGCACATGCTCCCAGAGGCTGCCCAGGCTCGTAAAGCTATTTGGGAAGCGGTGAATCCGCATACAGGCATACGCCGCATCGATGAAGCCTTTCCTATGGCAATCCGGGAAACTACCCGTGAACAGGAGATGCTCATCCGTTTTAAGGGTGGTGGAACATGGCAAGTAGTTGGATCAGACAACTACAATAGCCTCGTTGGTTCACCCCCTGTTGGGGTAGTCTTCTCGGAATTTGCCTTAGCCAATCCCAACTCATGGGCCTATATCCGCCCGATTTTGGCTGAAAATGATGGCTGGGCGCTCTTTGTGACTACGCCACGTGGCCGAAACCATGCCCATAAGATGGCGCTATCAGCCGAAAAGTCCGATCACTGGTTCTATCAGCGTCTCACGGTAGATCAGACGAATGTCTTCAGCCATAGCACTCTAGCTGAGGAATTGAGCGAGTTTCAGGAGCAATTCGGCGAAGAAGCTGGACGTTCCTTCTATGAGCAGGAATATTATTGCTCCTTTGATGCAGCCATCTTGGGCGCCGTCTATGGTGCTCAACTCTCCCGCATGGAGAAGCAAGCCCGCATCAGGCAGGTTGATATAGACCCTTCATTGCCCATCCATACAGCGTGGGACTTGGGTCTCTCGGATGCGACCGCTATTTGGTTTTTTCAGGCCCTCTATAATGAGGTGCGCCTGATTGATTATGAGGAAGCCCATCATGAGCGCATAGAAGATTACGCGAAAATATTGATGGAAAAAGGTTATCAGTACGGTAATCACTATCTGCCTCATGATGGGAACAATAAGCTTTTAGCTGCTGGTGGACGCTCTATCGTTGAGCAGCTGTGGGAATGCGGGGTGAAAGCTCAGACCGTCTCCGCTACCACGCAAGCCAATCAAATTGCTGCGGCACGAAAAGTATTAGATTTCTGCTGGATTGACCGGGACCGATGCTTTGATGGACTGGAAGCGATTAAGCAATACCAATTTGAGTATGACGAGGCCCGAAAGATGTTCCGGGATACCCCTCGGCATGATTGGACTTCACATGCCGCTGACGCGCTTGAAATTATGGCCCAAGTAGTACAGAATCCCCGTGAACTTCTTCCGAAGGAAAAGCCAAAATTCCTTCACGAATTGACGGCTGATGAAGTGTTTTGGCCCAAGAATCAGCCCAAACCCATCATTTCTGATCGGATTTGATCTATGAATGTTCAGCCGTTTAGCCCCATTCAGGGTGCGACACAGGCCATTGTGCCCACTAATGCTAGTCAGACCCTCACTTTTACGACGTCTGGGGTAAATGCTAATTGCTACTATGTGTACAACGCGTCTACGGTAGCCGTGGCGATCAAAACAGGATTGGTCTCGGCTGGCGCAGTGACGGCAGTCTTCCCGGCTCCCGCGTCGACGGGTGATTTGGTGATTCCCCCGGGCAGCATCCAGATTTTCTCTAAGGGCTCCCCGATCGATACGATTGCCATTATTGGCGCCGCGAGCGGCGGTACGGGGAATGTCTATATAACGCCGGGCGAGGGGCAATGAGATGACGCTTCGTGCCCCTGCATCCAATCTATCAGGTGGTCAGCCCGGGACTTTCACGACACTGACGAGTACGGGCAATACCTCATTAGGTCCCATTACGGGCATCAATGGAGTTGCCACAGTCGCGAATGGCGTTCCCGCCGAGTACGCGCAGGTCAATCTCGTCAACCAAAATGCCAATATCGGCTCGGCAACGCTTTATGCGGTCCCGGCTAGCGGAGCTGGGTTCTATCGAGCCACCTGCTATGCCGTGGAGACGACGGCTGACGCGGCCTCTTCGACACTCCCCAACATTGGCATTGGCTGGACGGATAGCGATTCGGGCGTCGCACTCGTGGCCTCCACGGTGACATCTACGAACACGGCCAATGCGCCCGGCGCTTTTGGTCAAGGCATTCAAGTCTTTTATGCCAAGGCTTCCACGAACATCACTTATCAGACGAGTAATTATGCTTCGGGTACGGCCGGCGTCATGCGCTATGCCGTCCATATTCGTCTTGAGTATTTAGGATAAGCGCGTATGGCTGAGTTTGCCGATGGCGCGCTCCAAACCATCGACGGCGCCCCGGTTGCCGCTGACGATGACGTAAGAAAATACGTTATCGAGATCGAGACGTATGATCGCGTCTCGCAGAAGTTCCGCACGCGCGGCCAGAAGATCCTGCGTCGCTACCGCGATGAGCGCCGGCAGGCGGACGAAGACCAGATCAAGTTCAATATCCTGTGGAGCAACATTCAGACGCTCCTCCCCGCCTGCTATGCGAAGAACCCAAAGCCTGAATGCGAGCGGAGGTTCAAAGATGACGACCCTGTTGGCCGTGTGGCTAGCGATATCCTCGAACGTTCCATTGCGTATTTCATGGATTGTGGAGACTTCTACGACTCGGCCCGTTCTGCTGTGCTGGATCGCCTATTGCCCGGGCGTGGCACAATGTGGGTACGCTACGTGCCCCACTTCCGAGATGTGGACGACGACAGTGATGATTCAGGTCCCCAGGAAGTCAAGGAAGAAGGCCCTCAGATTTCCGATAGTTCCGATGAATTAGAAGCGTCAAATCGGCCGGAACGCGACACGTCTATGATTGGCTCTGATCCTACGGATTTGGATCAGGATGAGACGGTCGAAGTCGAATATGAGGAGGTGGCTTGCGATTACGTCCATTGGGAAGACTTCGGACACAACATCGCGCGCACTTGGGATGAGGTCTATCTCGTCTGGCGCCGCGTCTTCCTGGATCGCGACGAATGCATCGAGCGCTTTGGTGATGAATTAGGCAAGCGCATTCCTTTGGATTGGTCGCCCAAGAACCTCGCGGACGAGAAAATCACTCAAGAGATGAAGAAAGCCTGCATCTATGAGATGTGGGACAAGCGCACGAAAGTGGCCGTATGGGTGCATAAATCCGTGCCATCCTTCCTGGATCGGCGCGATGACCCACTCAAGTTGGAGAAGTTCTTCCCCTGCCCGAAGCCGCTCATTGCCACGACGGCCAATGACTCGATTCTGCCAACCGCTGATTACACGGAATACCAGGATCAGGCTCGCGAGCTGGATCAGCTTACGGCGCGAATTAGCTCAGTGATTCGTTCACTCAAAGTCTGTGGCGTCTATGCTGCGGGCGCGCAAGGCATCGACCGTCTACTTTCGGAGGGCACGGAAAATCAGCTTATCCCAGTCGAGCAGTGGGCTCTGTTCGCTGAGAAAGGCGGTCTCAAAGGCGTCTTTGAGCTATGGCCGCTGGGTGACATCGTTGCCGCGCTGACCTCAATGTATGAGGCGCGCGAGAAAATCAAGGCTGACCTGTACGAAGTCTCAGGCATGCCTGATATTATCCGAGGCGCCAATGATCCACGAGCGACGGCGACGGCTGAGAAGATCAAGGGCGCCTATGGCTCGATTCGTCTGAGGGCCGTTCAGGATGAAGTGCAGCGCTTCATGCGAGACATGATTCGCCTCATGGGCGAGGTTATCGCCAACCATATTTCATGGCCGACGCTTTCGCAGGTTAGCGGCATCAAGCTGCTGAGCCAGCGAGAAAAGGATGCCTATAAGGCCATGGCACAAGTTCCTGGTGAGCCATTGCCAGATGTCATCCAGAAGTTGATAGCTGAGCCATCATGGGAAGAAGTCGAGGCACTCCTGCGCAATAACGCAATGCGCCAGTTCCGCCTGGACATCGAGACGGATTCGACGATTGGAGATGATGATCAGGTCCAACAGGAACAGCGGCTTGCATTCTTGAAGGTCATGGCGCCGATGATTGAGCAGGCCGTCCAGGCCGGAGAGACTAATCCTACGATGGTCCCACTCATGATCGAGGCCATTAAATGGGTGGTTAGGTCCTTCCCGCAGGCACGTAGCCTCGAAGGCATTATTGACCAGACATTGGATGCTCTATCTAAGCAGCCGCCACCGCCCAAGCAGAATCCCGAAATGCTCAAGGTGCAGGGCGAGCAGCAAATCCAGCAGATTCGCGCGCAAACAGATCTGCAAATTGAGCAAGGCAAGGCTTCCGTGCAGGAGCGCCTGGAACAGATCAAAGCGCAGGTGCAGATCCAGATTGCTCAGGCTGAGCAGCAGGCCCAGGCCCAACAGGCGGCTCAAGAGAACGAACTTGAGGCACGCCGGGACCAGCTTAAGGCACAGAATGAGATGGCAATCGCGCAGTACAAGATCGACAAGGAAGTCGAGAAAGCTATCACCATCGCGCGCATTGATGCTGAGAAGGCCATTGCGGTGGCACGCATTGGCTCCAAGGCGTTCCCCTCTGATGGCACGGCTGACCTGATCTATCAGCAGGCCCATGAGACATCGGTCAATCAGGGCGACCATGGCATGGTCAGTGGCGCGCAAGACATGACGCACATCATGGGGCAGTCTCAACAAGATGGAGACGGCGATGCCTCTGTATGAGGTCCAATGCGATATCTGCGGTCAACGTCAGGATATTTATCGGAAAATCGCCGAACGTGAGAAAGATTTGCCTGTTTGCTGCGGCGCGCAAACCCATAATGTCCTATCCGCCACGATGGTGAATACGGATATCCAGCCCTATCGGGCGGTCGCCATTGATAAACAGTCTGGCGAGAGGCCTTATATCACCTCGCGCAAGGCGCATAAAGAGTTCCTTCGACGCAATGGGTATGTAGAGATGCCCGATCCGCCAAAACCGCGTGATATTCGCGGTGATTTCGATTCCAAGAAAGAGCTTATCCACGCCACCAAGAAAGTCCTGGGAACCTTATGAGCAACGAGACCGAAAAGTCATTGCGGGATGAATTGTCTGAAAGTATGAGTGCGGTACAGGAGCGCCTGCGCGATGAACAGGGGCGCTTTGCCAAGCACGAAGCCGAAGAGGTGCCCCATGATCCTGTGGATACGCCTGCCGATCCTCCGCCGACTGAGCCTGTGGGTAAGGTTGAGGATAAGTCGCAAGTTGTCCCCAAGATCGAGGAAGATCCTTTCCCGCAGTCATGGAAGAAGGATTACGCCAAGCATTGGAGTACGCTTCCACCTGATTTGAAGAAGTACATTCGGGAACACGAGGAACAGACGCGCGCCTCTCTGGTCAAGCAGGATGAAGACCGCCTTACTGGCAAACAGCTTCGCGAACTGATCAATCCTTATCTGCCCTCGATCCAGGCACAGGGGATGACGGTTCAGCAAGCCTTTCAGGGCATGTTGCAGCAGAACTTCATTCTTCGCCATGGAACGCCGCAGGAAAAACGTGATCTTCTGTTGAATGCCGCGAAAATCTATGGTATTGATATCTCGCAGCCTGCCGAGACGCAGCAGGGCTGGGTAGATCCGCAAGTTGCGGCCTTGCAACAGCAATTAGCCGAATTGCGGAATTGGCAACAGCAATTGACAGTCTCGGCACAGCAGCAAGAAAAGGCCAGTATCGACAGCACGATTGCCGAATTTGCATCGGCTCCGGGTCATGAGCACTTCCAGAAAGTGTCCTATATCATGGGATCACTTCTACAGGGAGGACAAGCTCGGGACCTTGAGGATGCTTATCAAAAAGCAATTTGGGCTGATCCTGAGCTACGTTTGACGCTCCTAGCGGCCCAGCAGGCTGAGACGGAGGCGAAACGGGCGGCAGAGGCGAAAGCCAAGGCCACAGCAGCGCGTAATGCCTCTGGCAGCGTGCGGGGTTCGTCGTCCGGCATTGCATCGGCCACACCATCCGCTCCCAAAGGGTCATTGCGTGAGGAACTTCGAGCCGCCTTCGCGGCCTCGAAAGATCGCTAACTCGTTAGGAGCCTCTTATGGCACTCATCAATCCGAGTACCACCCTGACCGAAATCGTCACCACGACCCTGCGCAACCGCACGGGCAAGTTGGCCGATAACGTCACGCAGAACAACGCCCTTTTGTACCGCCTGAAAGAGAAAGAGAACGTGAAACCGGTCTCTGGCGGTCGCACCATCGTTCAGGAGCTAGAATACGCTCAGAATGGCACCTTCAAGCGCTACAGCGGCTATGAAGCGCTGAACATCTCGCCGTCAGATGTCTTTACGGGCGCCGAGTACAACTATGCCCAGGCTGCCGTAGCGGTCTCCATTAGCGGCCTGGAAATGATTCAGAACGCGGGTGAAGAGGCCATCATCGACCTCTTGGAATCGCGCATCAAGAATGCCGAGAAGACCATCACCAACAACATTGCGCTGGACTGCTACAGCGATGGTTCGGCAGACGGTGGTCGCCAGATTGGTGGCTTGCAGCTCCTGGTGAGCAAGACCCCCTCGACCGGCGTGGTTGGCGGCATTGATGCATCGACCACCATCGGCTCATTTTGGCGCAACATCGCGTTTTCGGCCTCATCCAATGGTGGTGCGTCGGCCACGGCGGCAAACATCCAATCCTATATGAATCAGGTGTGGGTGCAGATGATTCGCGGCGCCGATCATCCGGACATGATCGTCGCGGACAACAACTACTATCGTCTGTACCTCGAATCGCTACAGGGCATTCAGCGCATTGGCGATGCCAAACTCGCCGACGCTGGCTTCCAGGTTCTGAAGTATATGAATGGCGATGTGGTGCTCGATGGTGGTTTTGGCGGCGGATGTCCGTCCAACACGATGTATTTCCTGAACACGGATTACATCTATTTCCGCCCGCATGTGGATCGTTTCTTTAGCCCCCTTGGCGATGACCGTTATGCGGTCAATCAGGACGCGATGGTCAAGCTTATTGGCTTTGCCGGCAACATGACCGTCTCGAATCGTCGCCTTCAGGCCGTTCTGAGCGCATAAGGAGAACAGAGATGGCTTTCGTTTCATATGACCCGATCCTGGGTGAAGTTGACCTCAGCATCGTGGATACCTCCGGCCCGGGTCCGTTCAGTATCGGCGGCACGGCGGGACGTAACTCGCAGTATTTCGGTTCGATCCGTGGCTATGACGTTAACCTTGGCGGCGGTGATTTCATCTATGCCAAGTTTGGCGGCACGCTTACGGCTGGTACCGTGGTGGAGTTCGCCGAATCCCTGAGTAACGGTCAGATCGTCACCACGGCCAATGCCTGGGCGGGGACCGCCAATACGGGACGCCCGCTAGGCGTTGCAGTGGCGGCTGGCACGTCGTCTAACTGGGGTTGGTTCCAGGTGGCGGGAGCTGCGATTACCAACGTGTCCGGCACGCCCACGGCTAATGCGCCGGTCTATTGGCAGGCATCGGGCGTTGTATCGGGCACGGCCGTAGCTTCCAAGCAGGTACAGAGCGCGCAGTTCGCCACGGCCAATGGCCCAACCATTGGTTCTGGCGCTTCTGCAGTGACGTTGCCAAGCACGCAGGCACTCGTGCTACTCAATTATCCGGCCGCGCAGGACGCGATTACGTAATCCCAACCGGGCGCTTCGGCGCCCATCTTACCTTGGAGTCTTTCATGGACTTTGCAGCGCATAAGGTTGATATGCCACGAGGCGAAACCGTCGCCATGGCTCCGACCGGTTCCGATGCCAATTTGTGGGTGGAGTTCTATACCGCTCCCAGTCCCACGCCTAACACCGCCAAGTCCGATGAGGCCGGCTATTCGGTCTATGAAGACATTCCATGGATCAAGATCCTGGTCCCAGGTGATCGTACCAAGGCTTATGACCGTCCGGCCAAGCTTGAATTTGATGGCCCGAATGATCAAGTTCCGCCGGATCATCGCCGTTTCCCGCAGCAGTGGCAGGCGTATCAGCAGCAGTCTACCAAGGCCGTTGTAGGTCTTCCGGTCGAGGAGTGGCCTTCCATCACTCGCTCCGAGGCGCAGATGTTCAAGCGCATGGATATCCACACGGTCGAGCAGTTGGCTGGCCTTCCGGATAACGCCTTGAGCTGGCTGGGTGCTCGCGTCCATCGCGAGAAGGCATCGGCATGGCTCCAGAGCGCCAAGGACCATGCCGGCGAGGCACGTCTTGCCAAACAGGTCGAGCAGCTTCAGGCGCAAGTCGAAGCGCTCATGAATCAGAATCGCGAGCTCGCTGAGCGTCTTGGTGATTCGGCTGATGAGTCCGCACCACGTCGGCCGGGTCGCCCTCGTAAGGATAGTGTATGACCATCCAGAAAAAGTTGAGTGGCTCGGGCTTCGCGCCGCTGCAGGTCACCAATGTTATTGGTGATTCTGACCCCAATGTCACATCCATTGGCAGCTCCGCAGCGACAGCCTATTTGCTGGGTGCGGCCAATACCCGCGTGACCACAGCCGCAGCGAGCACGGGCGTCATCTTGCCTCCTGGCACTACTGGCGCACCGAACTTTACGAGTCAGTGGGATGAGTATACGGTTGCCAATTCAGGTGCGAATACCCTGACCGTCTATCCACCGACGGGCGGAACGATTGATGGCAGCGCTTCGGCGACGATTGCCGCCGGCTCCCTGAAGTATTTCACCTGTGTATCCGGCGATGGGTTGACCTGGTACAGCAAATAAGGAGTGTCCCGTGCAAAAGTACACGGACCTCGTTTTAGGGCTAAATGGACAGACGCTCGTCCCTGTCGTGGGGGCGAGCGTTACTGTTTTGACTTATCCAGGCGGGGCGTCTGCCACGATCTATAGCGATAATGGTATTACGACTACCTCCAATCCATTGACAACCGACAGCACAGGTCGCTTTAGTTTTTATGCGGCAAATGGACGTTATTCTTTAAGGGTTTCATACCAGACCGTCACATATACCATTCAGGACATTCCGCTTCTTGACGATCCTTCGAATGGTCAATCAGCCATCATTACAGGAGGTTCCATCGATAACACTCCTATTGGAAGCACCACTCCGTCTACAGGAGCGTTTACCACGCTTTCCGCAAGCTCTATGGTTTCGGGCGCCGGTTTTACGTCCTTTCTCGCCTCGCCTCCCGCGATTGGGGCTACAGCGCCAAATACCGGAGCCTTTACCACATTAACTGGAGCATCGCTCACTCTTTCGCCTCAGGCGGGGGCGCCTTCCTCTAATGGTCAGATTGTTTCAAGTAGCTCCCAATTGGCATTGCAGGCGCAGGCCGGTGGATTAAATTCATATCTTCCAGGTGTTATCTATAGCCAGACTAGCGCCACATCCACATCCGGAACGAGCGCATCGTCATGGATAGGGACGGGTGTTGGCACAGTGACATTGCCCGCTAATTATCTTGTGGCAGGTAAAACCATTCGCATCAAAGCAGGGGGTGTTTTTGCAACAGCAGCAACCCCTGGAACGATAACGCTCAATGTCACCGTTGGATCGTCAACTTTATTTTCAAGCGCTGCAGTAACACCCAACGCATCGCTATCAGTAGTTTTCTTTTTTGAAGCTGTTGTGACGATTAGGACAGTGGGATCATCGGGCACGCAAGGAAACTATGGGACAATTGCCTATGCAACGGGCAATAATGCAGCGCCACTTCTGCTTTTTGGACAGCTTGTTGGTAGTGGCTCCATCAACACGACAGTGGCAAATACAATTGGGATATCCACTACGAATAGCGTGGCATCAGGTGCCGTTTTCACCATAGACACCTTGGTGATAGAGGCGCTTAACTAATGACCGTTATCATTTCACTTCCAAATAGTTCGCCGAATGCCGCTAAGCGCACCTTACTTCAGCTTATTCAGCAGGCATGTGGTGAGATTGGGCTTTTGCAACCGTCGACCGTTTTTGGCAATACTGACCAGCAAGTAATTCAGCTTCTTGCGCTAGCTCAGCGCGAAGGTCTTGAAACCTACAAGATGTCCAATGGTACATATGGCTGGCAAGCATTGAGGCGTGAATATCTTTTCAATGTTCAATCCACGGGTATTCAGACAGTAAGTTACACACAAAACTCCAATGTTATTACGTTTGCCGCCATCCCTCCGGTTCTGCCTCAGGTTGGATGGGTGATATCCAACTCAGGCGGAAGCAATGCAACGGACTTCGTTTATCCGACGTATGTTACACAGATAATCAGTAGCACGCAGCTTATCGTTTCCACGAATGCCCAGCACACCAATACCAGCGCAAGCATGGCGATTGGTCAGGAGGCTTACTCATTGCCTATTGATTACGATCATATGATCGTCCAGACACAATGGGATAGAGGTTTTCGTTGGCAGCTACTTGGACCGCTAGATCCGCAAGAATGGCAGGTGCTCAAGTCGGGCATATCGCCGACCGGTCCGCGGCGCAGATTTCGCTTGATGGGTAATCAATTCTACATCGACCCCATTCCTTACGACAGTAATCAGCTCGTTTTCGAGTATTACTCCTATAACTGGTGCCAGAGCCAGCAAGGTGTGGGCCAAACATTATGGCAGGCCGATACGGATACCTATCTATTAGATGATGATACGTTCATCCTTGGCATGATCTGGCGCTATCGCATGGCAAAGGGTCTTGATTACAGCGATGAAAACAAGATGTGGGAGCGCTCTATTGAGCGCTTCAAGAGTCGTCAAGCTGGCACACGCAATTTGCCGACGAATGCACAAAACACGGGTGTTCGTCTGATATCGAATGCGCAAGTCCCTGACACCGGATATGGATCGTAAATCGTGGCTCGCACCAATCGCGCCGCCATGAAAACCCAAATATCGCAGACGCAGACGATCCCTGCTCCTCGCGGCGGGTTGAATGCGCTCGATTCCATTGCAGCTATGCCACCTACGGATGCGGTATCCATTTCCAACTGGTTCCCGATTACTTCGGGATTGATGGTGCGCAACGGTTCGACTAATTGGTCTACTGGCCTGCCGGCATGGGTGGAAACACTTGCAGTCTATTCGCCTGTCACAGGATCAAGACAGCTATTCGGCGCATCTAGCGGAAATATTTATAACTGCACCACGCAAGGCACCGTGGGTGCTCCCGTGGTGACGGGCAATACGTCTAATCGCTGGCAATATGTCAATTTCGGCAATCCTGCTGGACAATGGTTGTACATGGTCAATGGTCAGGACGCTCCACAACTCTACAATGGTGCGTCATGGCAAGCCGTTACATCAGGCAGCTCCCCCATTTCTATCACAGGATCGACGGATGCTCTGGCAAGCTATATCGCTGTTACATCCTTCAAGAATCGCCTTTACTTCATTGCCAAAAATACATTCCATGTATGGTATTTAGCGGTCAATGCAGTGGGAGGTGCTGCGACGCTATTTGATCTTTCCAGTCTCTTCAAGTTGGGCGGCTATCTTGTTGCGGCTTTCCCTTGGACATGGAATACCCTGACTGGTCCGCAAGATTACATGGTCTTCTTGTCCTCGGAGGGCGAGGGTATTGTCTATCAGGGGTATGATCCGAGTCAGTCTGGCTCATGGAGCCAGCTTGGAACATTTCGCATGGGGCGTCCCGTTGGTTATCGATGCTGGGCGCGCGTTGGCACGGATGTCATGGTGATGTGCGCAGATGGCCTTATTCCTCTCTCTCAGGAGATGTTGAACGATCGGTCTAGCCCGCAGGCGGAGATAACGCTCAAGATCCGCAACGCCATTCAAGCTGATTTCCAGAGCTATAACAGCCATTTTGGCTGGCAGGTCACACTTCATCCTATCGGCAATAAGCTGATCATTAATGTTCCGCAAAGCGAGGATTCTGTTCAATATCAATATGTCATGAACACCATTACCAACTCATGGACGGTGTTCAATGGCTGGAATGCAGCATGCTTTGCCCTGATGGGCGATCAGCTTATGTATGGCACAAATGGCAAGGTGATATGGTGTGATACAGGTAGCACGGATAATGGGGCAAGTATTACTACATCCCTTGCTCCGGCTTATTCCTATTTTGATGCACCGGGCCAAAACAAACAATTCACAATGTGCCGCCCCACGTTTTCGGCAAGTGGCAATATAGGCATATCCGTCGCATTGAGTGTGGACTATCGACCCGTTACGTCTAATTCCTCTCTTAGCTTGCCGCCTCAGACGGGGCAGTCCTTCTGGAATGTAGCTCTTTGGAATACATCCCCATGGAGTCAAACATCCGTAATACGCCTCGCCTGGGAATCGGTGGCAGGAGTGGGATATGCCGCCTCTCTCAATATGGCTACAGTTTCTAACGTCTCCAATGTCCAGCTCATTGCCATCGATTACGTCTATCAGATGGGTGGAGTTCTGTGAAAACACTTGTTTTTGATAGGGAAATTGTTGGAGAATGGGTAAAGAGTAAAATCCCCGTCATTGAAGACTGGGGAAATGAGTATCAGGCCATCGGATGGGCCAAGAATGGCAATATTTTTTGTGGCGTTGTCTATAACCATTACAGTGGTAATGACATTGCCATGCATGTTGCCGGATCGGGCCATTGGGCTACCCCGGCCGTTTTACGTGCGTTCTTTCGCTATCCTTTCAATCAACTGAAATGCCAACGAGTCACCGCTTACGTAGGGTCAAAAAACAGTAAGTGTCTGACATTGGTTAATCGGCTTGGCTTCGTTCCCGAAGGTCGCATGCGGGAAGGCTTACCAGGAGATGACCTAGTGATATTTGGCATGTTGCGGCGCGAATGCCGCTGGTTGGAGAATGGCGATGGGCAAGCAGTCTACTAGTACGCCCGCTGCGCCAGATCCCTATGCGGTCGCAGATGCGCAGACAAAACAAAATGAGCAAACGGCGCAATTCAATGCGGCGCTGATGCGCTATAACCAATACACGCCCCAGGGCAACTCGATCTGGCAGAATAATAATGGGACGTGGACCAACACACAGACGCTCAATCCGGCTGCACAGCAGATTCTTAACAACCAGCAGGCCGGACAGTCGTATTCAACCGGTCTCGAGAATCAGATCCTAAGGGCGGCTACGCCAACGATTACCGGCAATGCCGCAGCTGGATTGCCCGGCATTCAGTCGTCCATCAATACTGATTTTGCCAATCAGGTCAATCAGGCACAGAACAGCGCCTTTAATCAGCAGATGTCATTGCTGCAACCGCAAATGCAGCAGCAGCAGGAATCTTTGCAATCGCAACTCGCTGCCGAAGGTCTTCCCCAAGGCTCTGAAGCCTATAACAACGCCATCAACAATCAGGCGCGGCAGAACAACTTTACTATCAGTCAGGCGGCTAACAATGCCGTACAGACGGGCAATGCGTTGCAAAATCAGCTTTTCGGCCAGCAGCTTCAAGGGGGTCAATTCCAGAATCAGGCGAATGCACAGCAGCTTCAGCAGAACATGCAATTGCAGGATCAGCCTTTGCAGATATGGCAGGCTGTCAATGGTATGCCGGTTCAGATGGGTAATTTCTGGAATCAGGGTGGTAATCCGCAGGCAGCCAATACGGATATCAGTAGCGACATCTACAACTCCTATCAGGGCAATGTAAACGCAGCCAATGCCAAGAATGCTTCTGCCAACTCCACCACCGACATGCTTGGGAGCGTCGCCGGCATGGCCGCGATGATGTTCATGTGATGAATATTAGAGATGTCATTCAAGAGGCCATCAACCGCCATCCTGAGCGGGTGAAGCTGTTTAACCAAATCAAAGTCATTCGCTCAATAGCGGATGATCGTGAAAGAACAAGTGTTGCCATTACTTTCGGGAAGGCGTGGTTCGTCAAGGCCATGGAAAGCAACGACCCGCAGCTATGGACATCCTGCATGTCGGCCATGTATTGCGTTGGCGCAGCAGCGTGGGAGATCCATGACAGGCAAGAAGCCCTGCATTGGGCGCGCGGCGAAGCCGTTGCCCAAGGCTGGGATGGCGATTGGGATAAAGCCGAAATCATTTGGCATAGTGTGCATTAAGAGAGGTTGATATGTCTGTACCACCTGGAATGATGGCAGCTCTGATGGGCCAAAACCCGAATGCAATGGGTATGGGTGGCAATGGTATGAATCCCATGGGCCAAGGCATGGCCGTTCAACCTGGGACCGGGATGATGGCGGGTGGGCCGATCATGCAGCAGGCTATGCCCGGAATGGGACTTCAACAACCCGGTATGGGTGGTAATCCGGCCGCTGCCGCGCAGCAGGCAGGGCAGCCTGGAACAGGCTTGTCTCAGCAGCAAAAGATGATGATGGCGCAATCCCTGATGAACATGGGCCAGCAGGGCAAGCAGTCCGCGCCTCAAATGCTGCCCATGAATGTAGGCCGGAATACCTGATATGGCTGGCAATCCCTTCCCGATCCTTCCGCAGTATCAGGGTGATTACCTTGATGCGCAGCGGAAAATGGCACTCGCCCAGGCGCTTCAAGAACAAGCGCTATCGCCCATGGCTGCCAGTCAACCGGGATGGAATCAAATGGCAATCGTGCCGCGAGCCAATCCGCTTTCAGCAGTTGCCAAGGTGGGTCAGGCACTGCTTGCCAACAAAGCCTATGGCAATGCTGTTGATGCGCAGCGGCAGCTTGGACAGGAGCAGTGGCAGGGACTTCAAGGAATGTTTGGAGGCGGACAACCCGCCCCTTCGCAGGGGGCGATGCAGCAAGGTGGTAACACTTCCGCCACTCAAAGCGGTGGTTCGCCGATGAATCCAGGCGGCTTGCCACCGCAGACGGCCGCAATGGCTTATATGACCGATCCCGCTGGCTATGTGAAAGATATGGTCGCGCCCTATTACAAGCCCACTGACGCGACTATGTTGGCGCGCCAGAGTGGCGCGAATGTTCAGCAGGCCAACCTAGGGGCCCTTGCAAAGGCTAATTACATCTCGCCCTCAGAAGCACGCCCTGGTGGATGGACGCTTGTGCCAGATGGTAAAGGTGGCTTTACACGGATGTTCAACCCGAACATTCCGCAAGGCGGTATGCCAGTCACCGATATGCAAGGCAATGTCGTCGGGGCCGCTCCTATGCCCGGAGCGGCAGCGGTAGAGGGCGGCATGGCTGGCGCTAAAGCTGCGGCTGGCGCCACCTTTCAGCCGGTACAGGGCTTTGATGCCAATGGCAACCCGCGTTACGGGAGTGCCTTTGAGGCAGCGACTGGACAGAATCCCTTTGGTGGCTATCAGGCGCCGAATGGCGGCGCTCCTAATGGTGCGCAAGGCGGTATTGCGCCAAGCCTTCCGATTGGCACGCCGGACCTTGTGAAAGGCTATGTGCAGCGCTATCAGGATACAGCGCAATCGGCCTTGAATGCGCCGCGCGATATCCAGGCTTTCCGCGCTATCGATCAGGCGGCGGCACAAGCCAAGACAGGCGCAGCTTTTGATCGGGGGGCCTATTGGAAGTCCATGGCCTCCATTATTCCTGGGGTGTCGCCGGATAATCCCGATAAGGTCAATGCGGACATCATCCATAAATACAGTGAGCAGATTGCCACGCGTAATGGTGGGCGCTCCGATGCGGCGCTTGAGGCTTCATTGGCCTCGATTACCAATAGCGGCATGTCGCCGGCTGCAATCCATGAATTGACGCCCAGCCTCATCGGTCAACGCGTTTCCGATATCGGCCATGCGAATGCCTATCAGGCATGGATGCAGAACAATGGCAATTCGCCGATTTCGCTTGGCAAGTTTGAGCAGGCATGGAATCAAGCCTATGACCCGGATGTTTATCGCCTGCAAGCCATGTCGCCAGCACAGCAACAGCAGTTCGTAAGTAGTTTGCCGAAAGAGCGTGCCGCTGCGTTATTGCAATCTCGTCAGGCATTGAGACAATTAGGAGCGCTCCCTAGCGGTCTATGACGGACTATAACGCCCTCATTAATGCTGCGTCACAGCAATATAACGTCGATCCTCGATTGACGCGGGCAGTCATTCAGACCGAAAGCTCGATGAATCCCAATGCGTACAACCCATCTACCGGTGCGGCAGGGCTTGGGCAGCTTATCCCATCGACAGCGCAAGCGCTTGGAGTCTCAAACCCGTATGATCCACAGCAAGCTGTTCCGGCAACGGCGCAGCTTTTGGCCGAGGACATGCGCCGATATGGCAATCCAGTCCAAGCGGTGGAAGCCTATCATGGTGGCACCAATCCACAGAATTGGGGGCCTAAGACCCAGGCTTATGTGCAAAAGGTTGGTGAAGCATTCCAAGGTCAGCTCATGAATCAAAGCGATCCGCTAGACCAGATGCTGGCGGCAAAGGCAGAACGAGCGCCAAGCGGGCAGCAGGCGCCACCTTTGCCGGCCAGCGCCAGTGATCCACTTGATACGCTGTTGGCGCAGCATGCGAGCGGACAGATTGCGCACGTTCCAAATGTTCCACGTGGAACACCATGGCAGACGGGCGATATTGCGGGTCAAGAGGCTGCGATTGAGGCGCAGATGACACCACAGGAACGCGCGGCGGCTCATCGCACTTTTCAGGGTTTGCAGAATATCGGCTCCGACCTTGCATGGCCGCAACAGGGTCAATCATGGCTGCATGAAAAGGCTGCTGGACTCGTACAGGGCATTGGCGATATCGGCATGACGCTAGGAAAAGGTGCGCGCCTGGTAGGTTCTGGGCTTGGCTTGGAAAGTGATGCTGATCTTGGCGCATATATGCGAGGGGTGCAAGCAGAGGAACAGGCGTATGAGAGAGCAAGGCAAGCTGCTGTCCCACAAAACCTATCTGGCCTCATCACTGGTCAAAAGCCGTCTCCCGGCATTGACTGGGGCCGAATCGTCGGCCAAATCGCTGGCGGCGGCGGCGTGGAGGGCGCGGCTGAGGACCTTGGCGCACTGGGTGTTAGGGGTTTGGAACGTCTCGGTTATCGTCCGATGGTGTCAGTCCCCACTCAGACGGCCTCACGTATGGCTACTGCTGCTACGAACGTTGCCAAAGGAGCGGGAACGGCTGCTGCGGCATCAAGCCAGTCAGATCTTGGGGTGGGTAGCCAGTCTTTACTTGGCGGTGCTGCTGGTCTCGTATTGCCACCCGTACTATCTCGCACTCTGGCCCCAGTTGCTGGCGCTATTGGGAATGCGGCCAACCGTGTCTTAGGCCGTGCTACACCAACGGTTACGGCTGATGCGGCCAATCAAATCGCGCAGAACGAAGCGTCCAATGTGTCGGCGCAGGCAAATCAAGCCTCCGCATCCGTATTGAATGCCATCAAGACCGATGCGCAAGGCAATACGATAATTGACAAAGCGTCGCTTCCTTCTGCGGTGCGCACTATTTTCGACAATCCCAAGTTTTCGAAATTGACGCCTGAGCAGCAAGCGCGGCTGCTCCGTTACGAAGCTTTAGGCGTTAACAGTTACACCTTGTCAGATGTGACGCGCAATGCTGCTGATCAAATGACGGAGCGAAATCTGGCAAATAATGCCAATCTAGGTACGGCCTTTCGCGCTTCGGACGCATCAAAAAATAACCAGCTTCTTGCTGCCGCCGATCCGCAGAAAATCGTTGGGGTGCAGGCACCATCCGATGCGGCAATGGGGTCGGGTATTCGTCAGGCCCTCATTGGGCAGCGACAGGCTTTGAATCAACAGATTCAAGACGCTTATGCACAGGCAGATGCGCAGGCAGGTAATGCGCCACGTGTCGATATGCGCCCCGTCATCAAGGCATTGCAGCAAAATCGCTCTCAGTTTCTGGCTTCTCAAGAAGGCGGCGGACTGCTTAATGGTATTCGCGCTCGTATGCAGGACTTTATAGGTGGTCCACCCGCTAGCGCTGGAAAACCTTTAATCGTCGATACGAATGGCAACCCTCTGCTAAATGAGGCGGATATCCCTAAGCAAATGACGTTTTCGGATAGTGAGCGCTTTCGTCAATATTTGAATAGCGTTTATGATCCTGATAGCGATATAAATAAGACGCTTATCGGGACGGTCAAGAATGCTGTGGATGCCGCTCAAGATCAGGCGGGATCAGGAAAGATCTATCAAGATGCTCGGCAGCTTCGCCAGTTTCGTTCACAGCAATTCGAGAATCCTAGCTCTATCCAAAAGATTCTTGCTGTCCAAAAGGGCGGCGATTATCGGATGCCTGATGAGGATGTCGCCGGTTATTTCACATCTGGCGCTGGATCGGAATTACATCTTAAGCAACTAGTGAACCAGCTTAATCAAACGCCACAAGGACAGCAGGTTGTCAATCAGTTGCGAGCACATACCCTTCAAAGCGCCGTGACAAATGCCACATCTAATGTTCCAGGAGAGTCTGGCGGCGGTCTTTTAAGCGGTGCTCGCCTATCAAGTCAGTTTGATAAGATTGGTCAGGGTCGCATGAATACCCTATTCACGCCTGATCAGCAAAACTATCTTGGCTCGCTGCGCCGCGCCGCTATGGACCTAACAACCTCACCACCTGTTCGCAATCCTTATAACCCGTCCGGCACATCGGCCCAAGGTATCAATATGCTGGATTATTTGGCAAACAATCCAAGTCAAGGAAGCACCATAAGTCGACTCATGAATGCAGGGGCTAATGCGGCACCCTCTGTAGGTGCTGGATTGGGCGCTACATTGGGGCATGGCATTGGCGCCGCTATTGGCGCTGCAGCTGGACAGGGTATTAAAAAGGCCAGCGAAAAAGCTGCTGCTCGTGCCGCTGAGGCCGCAACTACCAATCAGGGGCAAACGGCTATCAATCCTTTACAGGCCATTCTTCGCCTATCCCTGACAAAGGATGATCAAATTAAACAAGCCGTCGCGCGGCGATTGCTTGAGAAGTCAGCTATAGCTGGCGGTGCAATTATTCCCGCAGGAGATCAGTGATGGGCTGGAACGGATCAGGCATTTTTACGCGCGGCTATTCGTGGGTTAACGATGCCGCCAATAGCATCCCTATCACTGCATCTCGTATGGATGCTGATACGAATGATATCGTCGGTAACGGTCTTAATAATTGCCTTACGCGCGATGGGCAAGGAGGTCCAACGGCAAATTTGCCGATGAATGGCTTCCGTCATACAGGGGCATCAAATGGCGTAAATCCTCAGGATTACGCCACAATGAATCAAATATCATCATTGGCTTCAACGGTGTCGCCAACTTTTACAGGGACGCCACTATTATTGAATGCTCCTCCTGTTGGAGATAACTCAACTCGCATACCAAATACAAGCTGGGTTATCAACCAAATAGCAACAGCAAACTATATGCCAATTTTAGGTGGGCATTTTACTGGCGTAGTTAATACATCAAATCAAGTTGAATCAATTATCGTCAATACAAGTGCAAGCGGCCAAATCATGGCAACTGGTACAGGTGGATTAGGAGGTATGACTGTTTTATCACCTAATAATCCATCTGCAGCATCATTTATATCTTTCGAGAGGTCTGGGCTATTTGCATGCTACTTTGGACTTGACAACGATAATTATCTAAAAATAGGTGGATGGAGTTTCGGATCAAGTGTTTATCGTATTCAGCATGAAGGCGTTTCTGGATTGACTATCCAAAGTCCAAATATTACTGGCTCAATGCAGTATGGTGGAGCTACTCAGCCTCATATATTTGTCCAATCCTCAACCCCGACGGCTATTGCTACGGGCGATCTTTGGTTCTGGTGATCTATGACGTTTGCACGCTGGACTGGCTCAAGTTGGACGCCTTTAACCATTTTCAGACGATGGACTGGATCTGCATGGCAGACTATTGCGCAGGGCCAGCGATGGTCAGGGTCTGCCTGGTCTTTATTTGGCTTTTTGCAGGCATCTCTTAGCCCTACGTCTGTCATTGGGACGCGCAATACGGTTGGAACAATCCATACATCATCATGTACAACAACAGCTATTAACGGATCAG